TTCCTTGATCTGGGTATAGGCTGAGAGCATGATTCCTTGCGGAATCCCACCTAGTTCCACACATACCCTACCCTAACGGCTGAGGCAATCACTATGAGTGCCCATTCTGAGTCTCGCCCAGATCTAATCCACCATCCGCAGAATCTCTCACTGTAACCCGCACTGTTCAAGTTCCATCTAATCTGCTCCACGTTCATGATGACCCTCCTTTAGCACAGGGTGCTATTGGGACGATAGTCCCATGGTGTAATCCAACGAATGGAATGAACCTTTGGAGTCGAATGAATGGGATGAATCCACCCCATCCACACACCATTCAATCCAAATTTTGTAATGGAGAGAGTGGAAGAATCTACTCTATATTTTACTCTCCTTTGTTATATAATTTAAGTATTACATTAAACCATTAAACCATTACAACATTACACCATTACACTCCATTACGTTCATGAATTCATGGGAGATGCGTACGCATGGGGTAGGTTCATTCCATTCATTCAATGTATTCAATTCAATAAATGCACTCCATTACACACCTTGAGGTAAATTACACTCAGTGAATCTATGTCCCTTGGGCTTATATATCTGAGTTACTGCTTCCCAAAGTCTAGGATGAATATCGCATCTTATGAAGTGGTAAAGTTCACCGTCTGAATCAGGCATCTGAAGTCCTGACATAAGAACTTCTTCACCGGGAAGTGTCTTAAAATAATAGTTGCGTAATTCTCTCATGATAGTTCTCCTTTAAGGTTATATTGGCTGATACCCAGCATAAAGAGCAGATGACCAATTGGTTAGATGTTGCCTGATTAGTATTCGTCGTCCTCGGTATCTACTACCGTGATAGGGTCGCCATCTTCGTCCAGCTCGGGAGCCTGCTCCCCGTTGTCCACTTCTTCCTGCTTTACATTCTGGCTCCCTGCCAAGAATGCCATAACCTCTTCCGGAGACTTCCCGGCGAGATATGCCCGGATGTCATCCTCGGTGATCGGGCGAGTCCGCCCACGACCGCCTTCGAACAAGGGATTACCGAACGTGACCACCTTCGGGAGCTTCCCTTCGAGGAACTTACTCCAGTTGTTCCTGATCTGCCCCTGCCATGCGACCACCTGATTTGCAATGGCATGGCGCTGAATGATGCTCGGGGCTACCCCGTCAAAGGAGCACTCGAACTCCACCTCTTTGAAATTCTTCGCGGCCTTCTGCTCCGCATCCATTGCTACTTTGAATTTTACCGTCGTTGTCTGAGCCATGATGATTCTCCTTATTACTGGATCATCTGCCCTTTATGCCGGGTATCATTGGAATGGGCTGAGGTGTGGACCTATCGGTTAATTATTTTTCCTGTTCAAATGTCAGGGCACCATGCCAGAAAGAATTTATATGTGTTATATTCGTTGCATGACAATCCTCATTAGGTGTTACCAATACCCATTCATCGGGCACATTCTCCAGTAATTTCTTTAATTGCCCAACTGTACGACATTCAAATTCCTGATCCAGTTTCATTGTATGACCTCCCAGAAGATAGGCCCACAATTCAACCCATTCCTGTATTTCGGCTCCGATGTCCCATGCCCCGTGGCTTTCCCACGTCCCATAGGTTCGAATTGATCCGATTGCGGGCGACTGCCCGTTATGTCAATGATCGATGGGGCGTTATGTATTGTGCCCCGATGTTGATCCCATTATACCATATTTCCACCCGATGTCAAATCCAGCGACCAAATCACACATGACCCCCTCAAGGGGGTGGGGGTTGGCTGTACCCCATAGACCCTTGTGTGTAAGTTGTGTCGTAAGATTGATATTGGTGCCAATTGATCACCAACCCTTATCCTAATTACCCTACCCCTGTATGGATTTAATCCATATAGCACAGGTGTTATCACTGGGGTGATCCTTACTGGGCAGGATTCAGAATTGTTAACTAGTAGTCTACTATGTGCCAAATGATGCCTTGATTTATTCCTACCAGAATGTTAAAATGGGATCACAATTGGAGGACTTTATGCCTAGTGTTATCACAAATACAGTTGTTAATGCAGCAGGGGAGCAAGTAGTATACTCTTATCCACTGGAGAAGTACTCTAATCCAGAGCGTAAGGATGGGCGTAAATCTTCTTTCACTATTGCTGGGGAAGTTCCTAAGAAAAAAGGATGGCAAGTTGCAGAGATGTGGGATAAGCATCATGAGATTGCTAGGAGACTTGTTCTAGGCCAAAGTAATGCTGATATTGCTAAGGATCTAGGGATAGGAATTCAGCAAGTTTCCAACGTTAAGAACTCCCCAGTGGTGCAGGATAAGTTGACTATCATGAGAGCCGCTCGTGATGCTGGGACTATTGACCTGGCGAAGGAGATTGCTGATCTAGCTCCTATTGCATTGCAGAGAGTAAGAGAAGCTCTGGAGACTGGCGCAGTTCTAGGTAGAGAGTTAAGTGGTTCGGCCATTATGAAAGAGGCTAATAGTATAGTGGATCGTGAGATAGGTAAACCTACTCAAAGGATCGACACTAGAAATGTCCATGGGCATTTCACGATGGATGATATAGAAAGGATTAAGGAACGAGCTAGGGAACTGGCTGGATTTTCAGGTCAAATGGCTACTGAACCAGGATGAAACTGATTATGAGTAAGTTATTTGCACCTGACCAGTATTGGAGTTTGACACCAGAAGCTCGTGCAGATGCTACTAATGGATGTGGTACGAGAGGGATAATTGGTATACTGGTTCCAGATACAATTTATGGATTATGTATTACTCCAGCTTGTAACATCCACGATTGGATGTATATCTGTGGAGCCACACTATATGATAAAGATGAAGCGGATCGAGTTTTCTTAAACAATATGCTTCGATTGATAGATGATGGACGGAGCTGGAAATGGTTGAAACTGTTGAGAATTCGACGCGCAAAGATATATTATCAAGCAGTACGTTTATGTGGTGGGCCAGCATTTTGGGCTGCTAAGAATAAACCAGAATCCTTAGGATATATCAATGGATGATCTGATTCAATCTGGAGGTATTGGAGGAATTGGCGCACTCTTTGGGGCTCTCTTAACCTGGGCAGGCTTTAGAGAAAGACTTGCGGTAGGGGAAGATAGAGCAATTCAACTTGAGAAAGATGTAGTTTATAAAGATACTTGTACTGTGTGTCAGAAAGATTCAGATCACAGGTTTAAAGATATAACTGATAGATTATCCAGAGTAGAGACTTCCATTGATAAGGGATTCTCTGATTTATCCACTCTTGTGAAGGAGTTAGCAAGATGAGATCTATCAATTTAATAGTCATTCACTGTGCAGATACCCCATCAACTATGGATATTGGTGTTAAGGAGATTCGTCAGTGGCATGTTAAAGAGAGAGGCTGGAAAGATATCGGCTATCACTATGTAATTCGCAGGAATGGAACTGTAGAATTTGGTCGTGATCTTGAAGTGGTAGGTGCCCATGTAGCAGGACATAATACCCACAGTATTGGTATCTGCCTAGTGGGAGGTAAACCTAAAGCTAACTTCACTCTTGAGCAGTGGGCCTCATTGGCCAAGTTAGTTGAAGGCCTTAAGTTCACCTATAAGAATGCAGAAGTTCTTGGACATTGTGATCTTGATAAAAATAAGACTTGTCCACAGTTTGATGTTAGAGCGTGGTGGAATACTATTGCGAGGTTCTAAATGGCTAACACAGTTGTAGTTGGTGAAAGTTTTATCAACATAACATTGGATGGGGCTACTGCTTTTGATATCACTTCTGCTAATCTAGGTTTGGCAGACGGGGTTAGAGTTAATGGCATCCGTGCGAGGTCCCTACAGTTTGTTCCAGCTGCTACGGACAACATTCTAACTGTGCGAGAAGGTAGTGCTTCTGGTCCAGTGATCTTCAAATGTAAGGCTGCCAATGCTTATGACCTCAAGTATCTACCCTTAAGTGGAAAGCCTCAGAAACTTTATATAGTGGGTAATGAGGCTACAGCTACAGTAATGCTTATTGTGGAAATCTAAGGATTTTCAATCTATATGGATAGTCAAGATTCTGGATTAGATGAAGTTTTAGCACATTGTATTCTGGATATTAAGGTCTTTTGTAAGGTGATCTTTCCAGATATATTCTATGCTGACTTCTCCACCCTACATGATCAGATCTTTACATTGATTAATGCGGGGCATAAGAGGATTGCTATTGCAGCTCCTCGTGGTATTGGTAAGACTTCTATAGCTAGGGCTGTAGTAATGAGGTCAACCCTTTTTAGGCTGCACTCCTTCATCGTCTATATGAGTAATTCAGCCACAAGTGCTGAGATGCAAACGGAGAATGTTAAGAGGGATCTTCTCAGTAATCAACAAGTAAAACAGATGTTCGGGAATATCAAAGATGCTATTGGATCTGATAAGGGAATGGATGAGAGCTTTGCCAAAAGCGCATGGACTGCTTATGGATCAACATTCATTCTGCCTCGTGGCGCAGGTCAGCAGGTACGGGGGCTTAACTGGGCCAATCATCGTCCAGAGTTAGTCATCATTGATGACTTGGAGGATAAGAATGAGATTAAGAGTGAGGAGAATAGGAAGAAGTTAAAGGAGTGGTTTCACTCTGACTTGATGAAGACAGAGGATAAATACTCAGACGGTTGTGTGTTTATCTATATAGATACCATCAAACATGAGGACTCCCTCCTGGTTGATTTGATAGAATCTCCCGAGTGGGCAAGTGTTCAACTTTCCATATGTGATGGGGATTATAAGAGTTATGATCCCAACTATATGACTGATGAGGAGATTGCCAAGGAGGTTGAGGAGCATAGGAGGTTGGGAACTCTAGATGCCTTCTACATGGAGCGCATGAATATTCCTATTTCCTCTGAGGATGCGGTCTTCAAGCAAGAGTACTTTAGGTACTTTGAAGATCAGATGGATAAGTTGAAGATTGGTGAGGAGGAGGTTAGGACTTATAACCTTCTTCACATTACCATAGTGGATCCTGCTAGGACAGTTAAGTTGCAGAGTGCTGACTCAGCCATTCTAACTGTGGCCATTGATAGGAAGAGCCGCCGCATATATGTTAGGGAAGTAACCAGTAAGAAGTTCTACCCTGATGAATTGTATGAGGAGATGTTCCGACAAGTCACAGTGTATGGGTCATTCATCTTGGGGTATGATGCGGTGGGGCTGAGCAATTTTATAACCCAGCCGATTGAGAATGAGTGTAGAATCCGAAGTAAGCATCCCATGCTTATTGAGCTTCCTGCTAAGCGGAGTAAAGAAGAGAGGGTAGCCACTTTGGCCCCTCTCTATAAGATGGGATATGTGTATCATAATAAGAGTGGATGTGGAAAGTTAGAGGGGCAACTCCTTGGGTTTCCTCGTAGTAAACTATGGGATGCAATGGATGCGTTAGCTTACATTAACTACATCCTAGATAAGCATGCTATTTACTTTGACCCTTCAGATGATACTGAAGAAGCTCCTCCAGATGAGGATTATGCTTCATTAGAGTGTGAAGGCGAGATGGAAGATATGGGTCAGATCATTTGACCTTGCTACGTTGATTAAATCATTATAGCAATCGGTGTGCACTATGCCTCCAGTTTTAAGGGGAGAAGGAAATTATAGATCAAGTAATCCAAACTTTGGAATTAAGCACGAGTATGAGTATCCTGAGGGATTGGATCTTACTCCTGGCTCCAGACTGCATAATCACATCAGAGATGAAGTTATGGAGAGGGCCTACAACAGTGCTAAGGTTATGTCTAGAAGGCATGCGGCATGGAATGAGGTGGACTTCACTCTGACGGCTTACATCCCGGCTGATGAGAAGGAGAATCTTCTCAAGGAAAAGGACTCTAGAAAGCCCATCTCCATAGTATTCCCTTATTCCTACACTGTGTTGGAGACTCTACTGAGCTACTATGTAGCGGCTTTCCTTCAAGAACCTATCTTCAGATACGAAGGGACAGGACCTAATGATGTAATTGGGGCCATTCTTCTGGAGAAGCTTATATCTCTTCAGTGCCAGAAGAATAAGATTGGACTCAATCTACATACTCAGGCTAGGGATTCCTTCTCATATGGATTTGGAGTTACTACTCCTACTTGGGTAACCGAGTATGGGAGAAAATCTGTTAAAAAAACATCAGGAGGATTTCTTGGATTTGGGAGTAAGACTACTACCACGGTGGAAAATCAACTCCTGTTCGAGGGGAATGCCCTGGAGAATATTGACCCCTACTTGTATCTCCCAGATGTCAATGTCCCTATCCATGATCCTCAGAGTGGAGAGTATGTAGGATGGTTGAATACTACTAATTATATGACTCTCTTGAGTGAGGAGCAGAATGATGCTGAGTTGTTCAATGTTAAGTATCTCAAACAGTTGAGTGGCCGCAGATCAGGGATCATATCTGGTGACAACACTGGTAGGAACACCAAGAGTGGCATGTCTACTAGAGACCAATTTGCTGAGAGTACGTCTAATGCACTCGATAGAGTGAAGATGTTTATTAGACTCATTCCTAAAGAATGGGGCTTAGGTGATAATGAGTACCCAGAGATGTGGTACTTTGAGTTAGGGTCTGATGAGATTGTACTACGGGCTAACCCAGCTAATCTGGATCACAATAAGTTTCCAGTAAGTGTAATCGCCCCTGATTATGATGGTTACTCATTGGCGCCCATCAGTAGGATTGAAATCTTGTATGGAATGCAAGGAGTCCTAGACTTCATGTTCAATAGTCATGTTGCTAATGTGAGGAAAGCCATTAATGATATGATTATCTATGATCCTTACCTGGTGAATAGTAATGATCTTAAGAACCCAGCTCCTGGAAAGCTCATCAGACTCCGTCGCCCAGCTTGGGGAAAGGGCGTTAAGGATGTTGCTCAACAACTCGGAGTTTCGGACGTCACACGGGGAAACATTGCTGATTCAACATGGCTCGTACAGTGGATGGATCGGATTTCTGGAGCCGATTCCGCTATGTCTGGCTCACTTAGGCAGGGAGGTCCTGATAGGCTTACTGGCGCAGAGTTCCAAGGTACCCGCGCTGGAGGACTTAACAGACTGGAGCGAATTGCTAAAGTAGTTGGTATGCAGGGCCTCCAAGACATTGGCATGTTCTTCGGCCATCATAACAAACAGATGATGACTAATGAGAGTTACATCAAACTTGCTGGAGATTGGCAAGATGTACTTATGCAGGAATTTGCCCAGTCTGTAGATCGTGGGCGAATTAACGTGAGTCCAGATCAGTTGGATATAAACTATAATGTCATGGTTAGGGATGGATCAATCCCTGGTGGAAACTACGCTGAGGTTTGGGTCCAGTTGTTTCAGATTCTAGGACAGAATCCAGAGCTGGCTCAGAACTTTGATGTAGTCCGCATCTTCACTCACATCGCACGTAATTTAGGTGCAAAGAATGTTAACGACTTTGTGAGGAGGGGTGGTAATATACAGCAGAAATCTATGCCTAATGAAGCAGTGATGCAACAGGTGGGAGCTGGTAACTTGGTGCCTTTAACTTAGAAACCAAATCCCATTTTTTCTTTTTCAAAGGGTTGTTGCTGTTGTATTATACATCTGCTGATGTAGGACATTGGCCTGGCAAGCCCAAGGTGGCTCATGGTGATCATGCGACGGACTTGTTAGATGTAGGTAGGTATTCTCAACATGGTCCGTGTTGGATGTAGGTTTTTTAGCGAGCATAGGCGCGACAGCGCCATGCGAGCATAGAAAAGGTTAAGGAGAATTATGGAACGTGAACTTAAAAATCTACCATTGAATCCAGTTAGAGACTATACACCTATCTCTTCACCTGGAGCTATTGGAAGCTTTATAGAAAGTACTATCTATACAGACTTCATCAATGAGTTAGCTCTTCGTATCGAGCAACTCAGAGATTATAATGAAGTTTGTGATAGTAAGAAGTATCTTGAAACACGTGGAGCCATAGCAGCTTTAAGACTTGTAGGAGATATATTTCAAGACTTAATGCAAAATGCTATGACTGACAACATTACTCCAAATGAAGAGGAAATTGAAGATGCCGATTGATGAGAATGGTAATCCTGTTGTGGAAGCACCGGCCACTGACAATATGGATTCTACAGGACTTGGTAATTCAGAAGTAATTGCAGATTT